GATGGGATTTATACGATTGGGGCTGATGTCGCGGAAGGTTTGGCTCATGGTGACTATAGTTCGGCTCATGTGATCAACGCTAAGACTGGGTTGGTTGCGGCTACTTGGCATGGACGCATCGAGCCTGATTTGTTTGGTGAGATGTTGGCGGAGTTGGGGTGGATGTTCAACTCGGCGTTACTGGGTGTTGAGAATAACAACCACGGTCTAACTACCCTAAAGGCTATCCAGCGGTATGGCTATAGGAATATTTATCGTCAGCGCAGGTTGGCTCATGCTCGTCCTGCTCCGACGGAGATTCTGGGTTGGCGTACCACCTCGTCCTCTAAGCCTTTGATGATTGACGAGTTGTCCGCGGCTATCAGGTCGGAGGATCTGGATATTTGTTGTGAGCATACGATTGGAGAGTTGCGGACTTTCGTTCGCAAGGAGAACGGTCGGATGCAAGGTTCCCCCCACGATGACCGTGTGATCTCACTGGCTATTGCCAACCAGATGCTGAAGTTTGTGTGGTTGCCTGAGTATTATGTGGGGGAGGTCATTCCCCGCAATAGTTTGGTGTGGTGGGAACAGTTCTTGATTCGGGAAGAACCCCCCAAGAATCAGCCTTTGGGGGCATATAATGTCCGCCATGGGGCTGGTTTGAGCCGATAACTTTCTAGCGAACGCTATTTCTATTAGTATGGGTAGTATTGCTTGCACCGAATGCACCAAAGAGTTTCAGTTTGATGTTCTGCCGCGCCGTGGCGCGGTTTGTTTCGCTTGCCATCTAAAGGGTATTCGGATCGGGTTTGCCCACGGTAAGGAGGACTTTCATGGTCCGACTATCCGTGAACGCCAGCGTCATCAGGAAGCACAAGCCGAATCCGCGGGGATCAGGGCTGAACCTGTTGGGAATCGTTGGATCTAATATGTGGTGGGTTCCGATTGCTGTTGCTTTGATTGGCGGTCCTCTAATGTGGGGGTTGCATCGTTTCGATAAGAGGAACTCGGAACAGCATGGTGAGAACCTGAAGGTATTGCGCAGTATCGAGCGCAAGGTAGATAAGGTTGATGACCGTTTGCACGGTCATATTGAATGGCATATTGATCAGAAGGGTAAGCCATAATGACATACAAGGAAGCATTCCAAAGGGCTGTGGCTACTTTTGTTGCGGGGGCTACTGCCGCTCCGCTGACGGCGGCTGTGACTGATGTCTCGTTCTTCAAGGCGGCGGCAATCGCTGGCGTGATTGCCGTATGGAACTGGGTGGCTCGCACCGCCCAGGCATGGAAGGTAACCAATGGCTCGTCCCTCTAATAGTGACATTCTTGCGCGTTTCCGCAAGAAGGTAGAATCTTCACGCAAATGGCGCAAGGAAGAATCCTATGATGAAACTTGGCGTCGTCTAGTTGACTTGTATCGTGGACGACATTACGAGTATTTCACGGATGAGGATCGCATTCTGGTGAACATGGCGTTCTCCACTATCAATGTTATTTATCCGTCTATTTCGATCAACTATCCGAAGATCACCGTCAACGCCATCCAGCCTGAGAACGCACCTAATGCTGTGATTGCGGAGGCTGTGGTGAACTATTGGTGGCGACATCGGAACATCAAGGACCAGTTCCGTCGCGCCGTAAAAGACTTTCTGATTATTGGTCATGGCTGGTTGAAGGTTGGCTATAAGTATGTCGAAGAGGACCGCATTGGTTCCGACGAAGACACCAATGACAATCTGCCCGAGAACTATACTCAGACGAACAACAATGTTCTGGAGGATGCTCCGTTTGTGGAGCGTGTGTCACCGTTTGATATATTTGTTGATCCTGATGGAACGACGATGGAGGACATCAAGTGGATTGCGCATCGGGTTCGTCGACCCGTGCGCGATGTCCGCACCGACAAGCGGTATAACCGTACCGTCCGCGAGAATGTGAACGCTGTAAGTTTCTCCCGCTATAGCACTGAGGAGCCGTCGCATCGCAAGATCAACGACAAGGACGAAGGCTATGTGGATATTTATGAGTTCTATGATCTGCGCAATAACACTGTTAGTGTGTTCGCTGAAACGGGTGATGGATTCCTGATAAAGCCTCAGCAGATGCCGTATGCTTTCGGTCATCCGTTCGTTATGATCCGCAACTATGATGTCCCCGATTTCTTTTATCCGTTGGGTGACCTTGAGGCTATTGAGCCGCTACAAAGAGAACTGAATGCGACGCGAACCCAGATGATGAATCATCGCAAACGGTTCGCTCGCAAATATTTGTTCCGTGAATCCGCCATTGATGCCAATGGGCGCGCGGCTATGGAATCAGATGATGACAATGTAATGGTTCCCGTTGTTGGCGATGTGCCGTTGGGCGATGTTGTATCACCGTTCCCTGCGGTGATCAACCCGCCCGAGTTCTACAACCAGTCACAAATGATTGAAAGTGACATCAACGCTATTTCTGGTGTGTCGGAGTTTATGCGCGGATCAGTATCTGAAATCCGTCGTACCGCTACCGAGGTTGGGTTGGCGGCTGATGCCGCCAATGCGCGGACATCCGACAAGTTGGCTACGATCGAGATTGCTGTCGCTCAGGTCGGTCGTCGTCTACTGGGATTGACTCAGCAGTTCCTAACGGGCAACCAGGTTGCTCGTATTGTTGGCAAGGATGGGGCACCCTTGTGGGTGACCTATGATCGTGACTACATTAGCGGCAACTTCGATTTTGATGTTGTGGGTGGATCTACCCGCCCGAACAACGAATCGTTCCAGCGTCAGCAGACCGCCGAAATGATTCAGGCTTTGATGCCGTTCGCTTCTGCTGGGGTGATCGATATGTCGAAGTTTGCGGCGTATGTTCTCCAGAGCGGTTTCGGTATCAAGAACCCTGAGGCGTTCATTGTTGCCCCCGAACCTTCTGTCCCCGAACCCGCTCCTGCCCCGCAGGAGCAGTTACCTCCCGAACTAGCACAAGGTCCGCTACCCGCTGAGCCAATGCCACCTCTGGCTCCGCAGGGTGGCGCGTTGCCAGCAGACATTCCACCTGAGGTGTTGATGGCTTTGCTGGCTCAGGCTGGGGGTGGCGCACCGCCGATGGGCGGTGGCGCTCCCCCGCCGATGCCACCTACGGGTTTCTAGGCGAACGCTAGTTCTACTAGTAGAGCAACCATTTAGGACTCTAGATATTGGAGATATCGTGGATAACGAGAATGCTGTAACTTCGGACCCCCAAGCGGGACAATCCGTAGGAACGGAAGTTGGGTCATCGGCTACTGCGGAAGCACCCAGTTACGAATACATTGACACTGATAGTTTCGGCGATAAGTATGTGAAACTGAAGGTTGATGGCGAAGAACTGGATGTGCCTTTCAAGGAAGCCTTGTCTGGTTACCAGCGTCAAGCGGATTATACTCGCAAGACTCAGGAACTGGCATCCCAGCGAGAAAGCCTACAGCACGCGGCAACGCTTGCACAAGCCCTTGAGCGGGACCCGATGGGAACATTGGATGTTCTGGCACGGCACTATGGAGCGAATATCGCCAACCAGCAGATGCCTGCAGAACCCGAGTTCACTGACCCGCTGGAGCGTCAGGTCTGGGAAATGAATCAGAAGATTCAGTCCTTTGAGCAGGCTCAGGCACAGCAAGATTTGGAGCGTGAAGTCTCTCGGCTACAAACTCAGTACCCTGATTTCGATCCTGTTTCAGTTATTACGACCGCTCTCAATAGTGGTACGGATAATCTGGAAGCGGTATATAAGCAGTTGGCATTCGATAAGTTGATGAACGAAGTTCAGACTTATCGTCAAGCCCAGCAGGTTATTGCCGATAGGGAGAATCAGGTTGTGGACGCTAAGCGTAATGCCGCTTTTGTGGCTGGCGGTGCGTCCGCTAATGGTGCTGGGGTTGAACCCGTTGGGCGAATCACTTCTGTTCGGGACGCTTGGGCGGCGGCTAAACGACAGAACGGAATGTAATCAACTAACCTCTCTAGTATTGGAGCACTAAAATGGCAGGAAACGCCTCTTTCGATTCCCTGTTGGCAACTACGCTTGCCAACTATCGGGATCAACTCACTGACAACATCTTCACGGCTCGTCCGCTGACCTACTTCCTCATGGACAAGGGTCGTATCCGCATGGTGGATGGTGGCACGAAGATCGTGGAACCCCTGATCTACGGAACTAACAGCACTGTTGCTTCGTACTCGGGTTACGACACCCTTAGCCTTACCGCTCAGGAAGGCATCTCCGCCGCCGAGTACGACTGGAAGCAGTATGCCGCCAGCATCGCCATCTCGGGTATCGAAGAAGCCAAGAACAACGGCGAAGCCGCCATCATCAACCTTCTGGAAGCCAAGATCATGCAGGCTGAGGAGTCGATGAAGGAAGGTTTCAACCAGATGTTCTACGGTGACGGCACGGGTAACTCGGGCAAGAACTGGAACGGTCTTGGAAACCTCGTTGAAGCCAGCGGAACCGTTGGCGGTATCAACCGCGCAACTGCTGGTAACGAGTTCTGGCGTTCGTATGAGGAGAACACCGCTGGTGCGCTTACTCTCGCCCAGTTGTCCACGGGTTACAACTCGGTTTCGGTTGGTAACGACCACCCCGACATGGTTCTCACGACCCAGACCCTGTACGAGAAGTACGAGTCACTTCTCCAGCCGCAACTTCGTTACACCGACACCAAGACTGCAGATGCTGGTTTCCAGAACCTGCTGTTCAAGGCGGCTCCCGTAACTTATGACACGCATTGCACCGCTGGTGTGGTTTACTTCCTGAACAGCAAGTACCTCACTCTCGTGGGTCACTCGGGCAAGTGGTTCTCGCAGACGGAGTTCGTCCGTCCCGAGAACATGGACGCCCGTTATGCGCTCATCATGTGCTACGGTAACCTCACGGTCCGTAACGCCGCTAAGCAGGGTAAGTTGACGGGCAAGACTGCCTGATAAACCCCCACAAGGTTGACCCCCCACTGCCGAGTCTCATCGGCGGTGGGGGGTTTTCTGCGTTTGGCGAACGATTAGCCTATTTGTAGAACCCTATTTGTAGGAGTAATAATGGCATCTAAGAAGAAGGCTCAACCCCCGCGTCCTGCCCGTCTGAAGGAAGGTGGACGCTGGTCTGAGGGTTATGGTCCGAAGGTCACTGTTGGAAATCCTGGGGCTGGGGTCACTAAGCGTGCCAAGTCTGCTAGCGATTATTTCCGTGCGCCTATGAAGAAGTCTGCTAAGAAGGGGAAGAAGTAATGGCTAGTCGTAAAGTTCGTGTCGATGTCCGCAATCCCACTCCCCCCAAGGGCGGAGGCAAGAAGCCTACGACCCGTAAGGGTGCTGTTGCTCAGGCTCGGGGTTTGGAGAATGCTATGCCGACTGGTAGTATTCGCGGCATGAAGCCGCCGACTGCTGGTGATGGTCGCATAGTTGCCCTTCCCTATAATCCCGTCAAGAAGCCTAAGACTGGCGCGACTCGTCGTCCCGCCGCTAAGAAGAAGGCTGGCGGCGTGTATGGGCGTGGAATGCTCTGATGGGAATCCCCAAGGGTGCTGTCCCCGCACATAGTTTGTATGGTCAGCCCGCCAACAATATGCGTCTAAGTGCGATTGCTGATGCGCGGCTTGCCGCGGCATCTGCCCCGTATGTGGGACGAGGAAATAAATGTTCAGGGAACGAGGACACTTGTGAAGGTATCCGTGCTAAGGGCACGGATCTTTGCATGGGTCATCTACGATCCAAGGCTAGCAAGAAGGTAGAGGCAACTGATGCCGCAGACGAGGCTAACGAAGGCTAATATTCTTGATGCTGTTCGGGATATCACCGAGTTAGATGCGGATGATATTCCCGATAGTTTGCTGACCCTGTATTTGCGTGACGGCTACAATCGTATTATTGATCTTGAGCGTCGCTGGAACTTTCTTGAAACAACATTCACGCTAACCTGTACCGTCGATCAGCAGTCTTATACGGTGAACGATTTCACTGCGGATGATATCCGTGAGGTTGTTAGTATTGTCAAACCGAACTCGTTGCGTCTATCGTATATTGATTATGATGAGGCGGAAGCCCAGTTCCTTGCGGTTGAAACCCCTCAGGGTCGACCAATGTTCTTTTCGTTCTGGAACGATCAGATCCATTTGTTCCCTAAGCCCACCGAGGCTTATGAGTTGACGGTGCGTGCGTACCGTCATCCTGAGGATTGGGTTTCGGACGAAACTTTCCCTGATGGTCCTGATGCGTTTGATTTGCCGTTGGTGTATTATGTGACCTCTAGGGTGTATCAGTCTCAGGAGGAGATGGGTGTCGCTCAGGAGTATGAGCGTGCGTTTGCTGATGGTGTTACTTTGGCGCGTCGTGATTTGATGCGTCCCGAGTCGTACTCACCCATGGTGTTTGCTGGTGGCAAAGCCATCCGACGCTGGAAGGGTACGGATTGGGATAGTGCGGTATGATTCGTGTTATCCAAGCAAATGATTTCACTGGCGGGTTGAATCTAGAAGCCAACATTTTCCAGTTGGAACCGAACCAATCTAGCGATATGTTGAATATCGATCTGAATCAGCGTGGCGGTTTTCA